GCGCCAACCACTTCAGACTTTGGAACTCGAAGAGGTGTAACACAAGATGAAGTTCATGTAGTTGTAGTAGATGAGGACGGAGAATGGACAGGTGTTAAGGGAACAGTATTAGAAACTTTTCCAGCATTGTCCGTTGCCTCAGATGCTAAATCAGAAGATGGTCAAGCACTTTATTATAAAGAAGCTATTAATAGACGGTCTAAATACATTTGGTGGATGAAGCACCCAACAGGAACAGGTGCAAGTACAGCACCTAATACTGCATTATGGGGAACTTCCGCTAATTCAGCTTCCAAGCCTGCATTTACACAGAATAGAATAACTGTTAATGCAAGTATGACAGGTGGAGCAGATGGTCAAACGTTAACTGATGCTATTACAATTACAGGATTCGACAAATTTAAGTCTTCAGAAGATATAGACATTTCATTAATGCTTGCTGGTTCTTGTTCTTCAACAGTTGCCAGCTATTTAATTAGTAATATTGCAGAAACTCGAAAAGATTGTATGGTATTCATCAGTCCAGAACAAAGCGATGTTGTTAATAATGACGGCGGAGAAGTCCAAGCAATTAATGATTTTAGAAATAATTTGCCTAGCACATCATATGCGGTTATTGATTCTGGATGGAAATATCAGTATGATAAATACAATGATACGTTCAGATATGTTCCGTTAAATCCAGATGTCGCCGGACTCGTTGTACGAACAACATTGGAAAGAGATTTTTTCTTCTCACCAGCTGGCTTTAATAGAGGCCAAGTTAAAAATGTTGCTCGTCTTGCATGGAATCCTAATAAAACGGAAAGAGACAATCTTTATAAAAATGGTGTAAATCCAGTTGTTTCGTTTTCAGGTCAAGGTACATTATTATTCGGTGATAAAACATTGTTGGCTAAGCCTTCGGCATTTGACCGTATTAATGTACGTAGATTGTTTATTACTTTAGAAAAATCAATTGCTATCTTCGCACAATTTTCAATGTTTGAATTTAACGATGATTTTACGCGTTCATCATTTGTTTCGGCAGTAGAACCTTTCCTTAGAGATATTCAAGGAAGAGGTGGTATTACAGATTTTGCTGTAATTTGTGACGAATCAAATAATACACAGGAAGTTATAGATAGAAATGAGTTCATCGGAAGTATATTCGTGAAACCAACCAAATCTATTAACTTCATCTTACTCAACTTTGTTGCTGTTAGAAGTGGTGTAGAGTTTGAAGAAGTTGTGAATGCTGTATAAATAAAGATAATTATACAACAATATTAGGGGAATTAAATGAGTTTTGTAGTAGATGGACAGAATAGTTTCATTTCGAAACTAGCTAAGGGAGGCGCAAGAGCTACTCTTTTTGATGTAAATATTACACTCAAAGGGGATACGCCTACTACCGGTAGCAATCCAGGCTTCAAATTTATGTGTAAAGGTGTACAGATCCCTGCTAACGCGTTAGGTATAACTACTGTTAATTATTTTGGTCGTGCGGTTAAAATTCCAGGCAACAGAACGTTTGAGGATTTAACAACAACTGTTATAAATGATGAGGGATATTACCTCAGAAATCAACTGGAAAGTTGGATGCATAAATTGAATTCGCACCAAGGTAATGTGCGTGATGCAGCTATGATAAAAAAATTAGATGGTTACACCGCAGATATGACAGTATGGACATATCAGAAAACAGGAGTAGCAGATCAAGGATATAAATTTGAAAATTGTTTTCCAACCGCGCTGGATCAAATTGATGTAAATTGGGATCCAAATGATTCAGTAATGGAATATACAGTTACCTGGTCTTACGATTATTGGGAGCACTTAGGTGTAACTAGTGCTAGTGGCGGTGGCGGTGGCGGCTCCGGACCCGGATGATAAATTTTAAGGATAGAAAAAATGGCAGATTTTAGAATAAGCTCTTTTGCGAGCAAATTGCAAGGTGGCGGCGCAAGAGCCAATCTCATGGAAATGACATTGGGTACAGTCCCAGGCGGAGGCACTGCTACAGATTGGAGATATTTGTGTAAAGGTTCTCAAATACCTCCATCAAATATTACACCAATTGAGGTGCCTTATTTCGGGCGCCAAGTGAAAGTTGCTGGGGAAAGTAGAGAATTTCCTGCTTTGTCTACCACAGTAGTTAATGATGAAGGGCATACCCTGAAAGCCGCACTTGAGAAGTGGATGGGGATACTTAACGGTCATAAATCAAATAAGGCCAAAACGGACGTATTTGCGACAAGAAGCGGTTATACTACTCAAATGACTTTAAAAATGTTTAAAAAAGATGGCGAAAAAGATCAAGAGTGGAAGTTTATCGGTGCATGGCCATCAAATGTATCAGCTATTGATCTAAGTTGGGATTCAGGGAACACAATTCAAGAATTCACCGTAGATTGGCAGTATGACTACTACACACATGAGCAAGCAAACGTTACGTCATAATAACCCATTTGCTTTAATACTTATAGATAGAAATATATTATGAAATTATTTGGATTTAATATTGAGAGAGAGCGTAAACCCGACTTACCCGCACTAAGTTTCCCGGAAAATCAGGAAGGTGCTATCGAAGCCACTTCGGCTGGTGGTGCCTTTGCTTCTTATCTTGATTTAGAAGCAGTCGCCAAAACTGACGCTGATTTAATAATGAAATATAGGGAAATGGCCGAGCATCCCGAATGTGATATGGCAATTGAAAATATTATTCAAGAAGCCATTGTTACCAACCAATCAAGAAATCCCGTTGATTTAGACTTAACTCATACAGATTTATCAAAAAATCTTCAAGATAGAATTTCGGAAGAATTTGATATTATCTTGAAATTACTTGATTTTAATAATCAAGCATATGATATTTTTAAGCGCTGGTATATTGAAGGTAGAATCTTTTATCATGTAATGGTAGATCCAAAAGAAATTGACAAAGGAATTCAAGAATTAAGATTAATTGATTCTTTTAAAATTAAAAAAGTTAGACAGATAATCCCAGATACACAAGCTGCACCTGGTGTTTTCAAATTACCTCAATTTGAAGAGTATTATTTGTTCAATGAAAAAGGATTAGTAACACCAAGTCAAATGGGTGTTAAAGTAGCTCCAGATTCTATGATAATGGCACATTCAGGAATAATGACAAGAGATAAGAAATTCGTTGTTTCTCATTTACATAAAGCCATTAAAGGATTAAATCAATTAAGAATGTTGGAAGATGCTGTTGTAATTTATAGAATCGCAAGAGCACCAGAACGAAGAATATTCTATATTGATGTAGGTAACTTGCCCAAGCAAAAAGCCGAGCAGTATCTAAAAGATATTATGACAAGATATAAAAATAAGCTTGTATATGATGCCTCATCCGGTGAAATTAAAGACGATAGACGACATCAATCGATGTTAGAAGATTATTGGCTTCCACGAAGAGAAGGTGGAAGAGGAACAGAAATTTCTACTTTACCTGGTGGGCAAAATTTAGGTGAAATGGAAGATGTTGATTATTTCCGAAGGAAATTATATCAATCATTAAATGTTCCTTTATCCCGATTAGAAGCTGATACACCTTTTGTATTAGGTAGAGCATCTGAAATTAGTAGAGATGAATTAAAATTTTCAAGATTTATTGATAGAATTAGAATAAGATTTTCACATTTATTTTTTCAAATAATGGAAAAGCAATTGATTCTCAAAAACGTTATTCATACATCTGAATGGCCAAAATTAAAAGAAACTATCAGATTTAATTATGCAATGGATAATCACTTTGCTGAATTAAAAGAACAAGAATTAATGGCTGATAGATTTAATATGATGAGAGACGCAGAAGATTTAGTTGGAAATTATTATTCCAAGCAGTTTGTCAAAGATAGAATTCTTAGACTTACACCAGAAGAACAAAAGAGAATCGAAAAAGAAATTAAAAAAGAAGAAAAAGAAGCTGAATCAGATGGTGATCAATATCCGCCGCAGTCAGGAATGCCACCAGCAGTTCCACCAGTTAATAAAATTAATGTACAACCTGGAGCAGATCCAGGAGGTGGAAACTTTACACCAGCGGCAGGAGCAGATCAG